CTGGTGGCAGTCGTAGCGGAGGTGGCGCAGGCTATCGGGCGCGGACAGGTAAGATAGCGAGGGAGACAACGGAAGAACAAACCAGGGCAGGCCGGGGCGGTCGATTTGGCCAGCAACAAGTTGAGCGATATGGCAGAACACGTCCTCCTGGTATGGGTGCGCCCCAGACCGAATTTGGCAGGCGATACGGTAGCTCCGGTAAGGGTCCGAGATGGTCAACTTCAGAGGGAGGTGGCGGATACGGAACCATTCCACCACCGCTTCCAGAGCCGGAGCCGCCACCGCCACCGCCAGTACCACCTCCTACTGTCGTTCCGCCTCGTGATCGTCCTCCTCGTGAGCGCGATAGGTTTCGTGATCGTCGCGTAACTGGCAGTGTCCGCACCGAATACGATTAGGCAATCGATCGGGTTAATCTATGGCTATTGGAGCTGCATGGGCCAAAGGCAAATGGGCTGTCGGAGAATGTGCCCGTTCCGGACGCAAGATGCTGCTCCGGAATATGATTGCGGATGGCTACTATCCGAATCTGATCGTCGATCCTCGGTGGTATGAGCCCAAGCATCCCCAGGAATCTCTGCCATCGGTCAGGGATCCAACGTCATTGTTCAGGCCAGCTCCTGAGCGAGATAAGATTGGTGCGACGATCAACCTTGGTGGCGTTCCTGCGGTAGATCATGTTCCTGGCGGAGGCTTCGGCAAACCTATCGGCGCTCAGATTATTGGATTTGGTGCTATTGGCAGTGGTGTAGGAGGAGCCCAGCTTTCGTTTGGCTATGCGCTTGGCAAGATAACCGTGGAGATCACCTGACGTGGCGACAACATTATCATTCACCTTCGATCAGCTCATCGCTGCGATCCAAACCTGGCTGGAAGAAGGATCCACTGAGTTCACTGGTGATCTTCCGACCCTGGTTAAGCTCGGTGAAAGTCGCCTTGCCACAGATCTCAACTTCGAGATCTTTGACGTGGTGGTCGGAGGTGCCCTCACGATCGGCCAGTTCGCCCAGCCGATCAAGCCAGCGAACTGGCAAGGCACCAGGTCCATTCACCTACGAGATGCCGGTGGCGGAGGTCTCAGGCGCTTTCTGCAACGCAGAAGCTACGAGTGGTGCCTGGATTTTGAGCCAGATGAGAGCGCCACAGCAGAGCCTCAGTTTTACGCTGAGTTCACCGAGACCGAGGTCTTCATGGTGCCACCTCCAGATGTAGCCAATGCCTTCGAGCTGCGTCAGATCCAGACTCCTGATTCATTGACACCAGCGAACCAGACGACCTGGTTGGGCACCAATGCCGCCGACCTGTTGCTGTACGCATCCTTGGTTGCCAGTGAGGAGTGGTTGAAAAGCGATGGCGGTGAGGTTGGCGCATGGAAGACCAGTTACGGTGAATTGCTAAATGCCAGAAGGCTTGAGCTGAGACAGCAATGGAGAGCCGATTACAGTCCGGTTATGGAAGCGGCTAGGACCATAGGTGTCGCATGACCATCATTGCCGGCACCAATTTCCAATTCCTGAGAGATCAGCTATTCAACGGGGTGCATGATCCGGAGAACGACGACCTGTTCTTCGCGCTGTACACGACGCTGGCGGACATTGATACCCGTACCGCGGACCTCCAGTCTGCGCTGTTGAATGAGGTGGTGGGAACTGGATACGTGGCAGGTGGCTTCGCCCTTACGACGAATGTCATCTATACGCCAGGCGGAGCTGATCGTCCGGTCATGGACATCGCTGACATCGTGATAAGCCCGGCGACCTGGGGCAACATAAATCCAGAAGAAGGGGCGCTGGGTGCGGTCATCTACAACACCACAGCCGGCCCACAGGCGAGCAAGATCATGTGGGTGATTAACTTCGGATCACCGATCGTGGTGGATAACGGCACCTTGAGATTCAGTTTCCCGGATCCGACGAATCCAGCTTTGGCCATGGTGAGATCAGTTGGCTAATCTCGCCACACCTCTGTTGCAACTTGTCGAACAGATCACCGGAGAGAATCCGGATGGTATCTGGGGCGATACGCTCAACCTTGGATTCATGGATCTGGTGGATGATGCGATGGCCGGGCGTTCGGATATTAGCGTCACCACGATGGGGCAGTCACTGACAGATTTTCCTGGTGCGCCGAATGAATCCAGGGCCATGATGCTGGTGATTACCGGCACACCTGGCGTACCGAGAGAGGTTGTTGTTCCTGCCCGGCAGAAGCTCTACCTGGTCAAAAACGAATCAGACGGTGATGCAGTCATAAAGACGCTGAACAGTGTCGGCGTGACAGTCGTACCAGGAGACTTGGTTGCGCTGTACGTTGATCAGACTCTGGATGCTGTGATTCAAATTGGCTCGGTCGGAGGAGCTTTCGAGCAAGGTTCTGTCTTCCAATCGCCAGCCCAGCCAGGAACGATTATCGGATCAACTGCCGGCGCTCAGTTTCCCGGAGTCATTACAGCAACGCAGGGCAACATGGTCACTGCTCAGGTTCCTATTGACCCAGGTCCAGCAGGTGTCACGGTGGCTGAGACGAGTTATCGATGGGTCAAAACCAACTTCCCTGGTGGCACACCGGATGGCTCGCAGTATTCTCCATCACCATCCCTCGATCATTGCTATACGATCGCGATTGCGGAAGACGATGGAATCATTACGATTTTCCATGATTGCTACGTCTGCTTTTTTGCTGATGGTCTCAGCATCGAGTTCTTCAAGTGCAGTGGAGCGGCCTGGATCAGCGGCACCGTTCGCTTCATCTCGCAAAATCATAAGCCTCTTTTCACGACTTACCCACGAGTCTGAGCGATGGTCGATACCTTCACCTCAAGACTGAGATTGCGTAAGCCGGAAGTCGGAGCCAATCTCGACGAATGGGCCCCTCCGATCAGTGGCGGCTTGAATGACGGTGTGGCCGACATGATCGATCAGGCCATGGCGCAGATCATCGACATCAGCGTGACTGCCGGCAACATCATCCTGAGTACAGCCGAGGGGCTTCCTGACACGCAGCGACCAATGTTTATTCGCGCCACAGGGTCGGCTGGCACACCGCGGAACATTTCAGTGCCGGATCCACCGACCCAGAAGATGTACGTGGTGGAAAATACTGCTGACGATGACGTGACTTTCAAGACAATCTCTGGCTCAGGCGTGAGCTTGATGCCAGGGATCCGCGCAGTGCTGTTCGTTGATGAAGTCCTGGACGATGTGTTCTCGATCAGGTTTTTGGAAGACGCTGTGGTAGCGCCATCGCTCTGGATTACTGGCACCTTCGATTTAGAAGGATCAGCTCCAACGAAAACAGTGACCTATCGCTTTGCGATCCAGGGTGAAAACATCATGTTTCAACTGGAGGACTGGGTAAACATCACGATGTCTCCAGACCCAGGCAATCCATTCACAGAGTTCGAGATGATCCCGAATACGCCGGCCCTGTTTCCTGCGGTAGCTTTGCCTTCGTTTGAGCAGTCCTGGCCAGTGTATATGCGGATCAGTCCATCGATCGTCGAGAAGTGGAGCTTCACCATTGCGGCTGGCATCTGGAAGTTCACTAAGGACGATTTCCTGATACCGATTCCAGATAACTCGGTCCTGACGCTACCGCGCATCCAGACCATGACCTACTACAGCCTGGGCTTCTGATGGCTGATACCTTCACTCAGCAACTGCGGCTGACCAAGCAGAGTGACCAGGAAAACGTCAACATCTGGGGCAACAATTACAACGATGGTGTGATCGACCTGTCCGAGGATTCTATTGCTGCCAGAGTCGATCTTGAGGTCACGCTTTCGAGTCTCGAACTGAGTGTAGCGAACGGCTCTCCGGACACTTCCAGGCCCATGTTCTTGCATGTGGTCGGCAATCCAGGAGAGCCCAGGGTCATTACTGTTCCTCCGCTTCAGAAGCTATACGTGGTCTCAAACGAGACTGATCCACCGTTTGATGTCGAGATCAGGACCGCGGTCAATCCAGGGCGGCTAGTTCCTCCTGGGGCGAGATCATTCGTGTACGTCGATCAGGCGAACAATATCGTCCGTGCGCCAACCGATGCTGCCGGCGATACGGCACTGGTGCTGGAAGCTCCGTTTCAATCTCAGGTTTTCGACATCAACAATGTGACCGCTGGGCAGACCCAGGTGGTGATCAGCTTTCAAGCCCAAGGCGGCTTGACCGTTGTCCGCGTTCCATTGATCGATAGCACGATCAGCACTGATCTTTGGACCTTTACACCAGTGGGCTCGATAAATCCTGGCCTGGTGCCGGCTGGGCCAAACTTCAACGAGTACGATATTTGCATCAAGGAGAATGGTGTCCTGGTCGAATGCTTCTTCCGGATCACTACCGCTGGTCCGAATCAGATTAACCCCTCTGCCGGAGGACAATTCACTCCAGGATCTCAACGGGTAACTCAGTATCCGCTTGAGTTCATTATTCATCGAGGGCTCACCTAATGGCGATTAGGAGCAAATTGGTAGAGCTTGCGATCGGTCCAGGAGTCCTGACCGAGGAGACAGATCGTGGTGCCTTCGGTCGATACAAGGATGGCGACAAGATTCGTTTTCGCCAGCTCCTGGTTGAGAAGCTGGGCGGCTGGGTCTTGGCTCCTCTCGGTACTGAGCCAGGTGATGTCAATAACTCGAACAGTCAGTTCACTGGCCTGAGCGCAAGCTACATCGTCGGCGCGTCCACCATCCAACTTGAGTCAGCGATCAGCGTTCTGGATGGAGATCCGATATGGCTCTTTGGCTCATCCCTGGTTGGCGTCTGGGGCACCAGGACGATCAATGATGCAGGAGCAGTCGAGGGAGCATTTATCTTCGATCTCGATGCCGCGGTCACGGCTTCCCAGGGCGATGCGTTCGTCATTGAGTATCCGGCAGAGTTCCCTGGCGGCGATCCTGACTTCGCCAACGTCGCTCTGCTTGCTGATCAAGACGGTGCTGATGGTGCTACTTCGTACACGGAGCGATCGTCTAATGCGTTCAGCGCGACGTTCGTTGGCAATGCCCAGCTCGATACTGCTCAGTTCAAGTTCGGCCCTTCATCATTGCTGATGGACGGTGCTGGCGACTACCAGTCATACGCTGACAATGCCGGCCTCGATCTCGGTTCAGGTCCATTTACCATAGAAGGCTGGGTACGATTTAATACATTGCCTTCTGACAGCATAATGTCATTAGTTTCGCAGTGGGGATCAGGTTCTGATCGGGCATACAACGTATTTCTTCGGCACACCACGGCTTTTGACTTCACAATCGGATTTGAATGGCGGGATAATTTCTCAGGGTTTGAATCGGGAAGCATCGATCCGGTTGATCCAGTCGTAGATCAATGGTTTCACTGGGCCGTAATAAGAGATGCAGCCGGCGCACTGTTTATGTGGTGGGACGGTGCCAGAGAGTTCAATAGCAGCCCCGGTATTTTCGATGGGGCAATAGATAATTCCACTGTACCCATCAAACTCGGTGTGCGTGATCCGCTCGCAGGCGGCGGCAACGAGCAATTCCTTGACGGTTGGCTTGACGATGTACGCATCACCAGAAATGTTGAGCGATACGACACCAGCATGGACCTCACTGTGCCTGCGGCAGCATTCCCCACCTCCGGTGGCGGTGGTGGAGCAACGGTTATCAGTGGCGGCACGGTGGGCTCTGAGATCCTGATCATAGACAAGACGATCAACACCTACCTGATTGCCGGCACGATCGTCAGGATCGATCTCGATGGCGGTGGTGTTCATATCACCAGGACCACCACGAACATCGTCGCCGGCTCGTCAACGCTCACGCTACAGGATCCGTTACCTGATACTCCGGCTGCTGGCGATTCACTTAATCTCTACTGTGCCACCTCAGACATTCTGGATAACGTCGCTGGGCTGAGCTATGTGCTGCGCTTCCTGTCAGCAGCGATAGCGGCCTCGACAACCGTCAGGCTTACTGAGTCTCTACCGTGTGATGCCGATGGCCACAACGTCAACATCTTCGAGTTTCAACTGGCTACGGCTGATGGCGACCAGGCATCGACAACCAGCCTGGAGATCGTTGGAGTCACGCTGATTGCGAATGTGGATGGCGATTCCTTCCCGAACTCAATCGTGGTGGCTCCGGCCTTTCAGTCAGAGCAGACCTGCTACCTGGGATTCGCCAGGGCGCTGCATGACTGGGTAGATCTCGATGGTGAGCGATGGCTTGCTATTGGCACAGACGTAAAGCTCTACCTGGTGAACCAGGGCACGTTGTTCGATATTACGCCGCTTCGCCAGACAGGCATTCTCACGGATCCATTCGACACGGTTTTAGGTGATCAGACGGTGACCGTGAATGATGTGGCTCATGGTGGCGCGGTCGGAAACTTTGTTCGATTTACGGGAGCATCAATCGTTGGTGGCCTGAATCTTAATGACGAGTTCCAGATCGGCACCGTGATCGATGCAAACAGCTACACCATTGAGGCAGATTTCCCGGCCACCTCAAACGATACAGGTGGCGGCACGGTGCTGTTCGAGTACGACATTGACATCGGTGCATCCGGCAATGTCACTGTGCAGGGCTGGGGCACTGGCCCGTATGGCGCAGGTCTGTACGGTTTTGGATCAACGGTCACCGGCATCGCTGTTAAGCTCAGGATCTGGAGCCTGGATAACTTTGGTGAGGATCTGCTGGCCGCGCCGAGCGGTGGAGCTTTATTTCACTGGGATCTGAGTCTCGGTACGACAACTCGTGCGGTCTTAGTGGAGGAGGCTCCGGCTACCATTCAATGGATGACGGTCTCTCCGGAGGCCAGGCATGTCATCACCTTCGGTGCAGGAACAGGTAATGCAGTAGCTCCTGGTGATCCAGACAAGCTCCTGATCAGATGGGCCAGCTCGGAGAACTTCGAGGACTGGGTGCCGACCTCGATCAACACTGCCGGCGACTTGCGCCTGGATAAGGGCTCAGAGATCGTCACGGCAATCGAGTCTCGCGGCGACATCATCATCATGACTGATGAGTCGCTTCATGCGATGCAGTTTATCGGTGGCGCTTTGGTCTTCAGCCTTAGACATCTGGGTCAGAGTGTGGCGATTATCGGCCCGAATGGCGGCGTCGATGTGAATGGCATCGTGTTCTTCATGGGCGAAGACGACTTCCTGATCTATGACGGTGTGCTGCGAGTGCTGGACTGTGATGTCCGCAACCAGGTATTCGATGACCTCAATGGAGCCCAGGGCTTCAAGGTGTTCTCCTCGGTCAATAAGCTGTTCACCGAAGTCTGGTGGGTCTATCCGGATGCCACCTCCGAGACCAATACTCGCTACGTGAAGTTCAACTACAAGGATCTGGTGTGGGATTACGGCACTCTCGAACGTACCGCTTTCCACGATTCCAGTGCTTTCTTGTTGGCTCCCTATGCTACCCAGGGCGGCAAGTTGTTCCTGCATGAGACAGGCGTGGACGATGCCGATGAAGATGGTGTGTTGCATGCGATGATCTCATTCGTCGAATCGTATGACGCTGAGATCGAGGCAGGCGGCGAACACATAATGCACATTTCCAGGATGATCCCGGATTTCAAGACCCTGGTTGGTTCAGTAGATCTGACGCTGACTGGCCGGCAGTATCCCCAGGATGCAACGGATGAGGTGATCAAGGGGCCATTTACGATATTGCCAGCCACCGATCGCATCGACATGCGAATGAGGGCCAGGCAGATCTCGTTCCGAATCGACAGTGATGCGCTGGGCGACGACTGGCGTATGGGCACCTGGCGAGCAAAAGTCAAACCACATGGGAGACGTGGCGGTGGGTAGGCCATCCTTTCCACAATTCGACGCTGAATACGACCAGTACAAGATGCGTCAACTGGTCGATGAGTTGATTCGATGGATCAACACGGTCGAGGCTACGACAGGAAGCGGTGGTGGTGGCGTTGCTCCTATTGAGACAGTGCATAACGCACTGCTTGGTCGAGACGCCGCGGATGCTCATCCTCAGACTGCGGTCAGCGGATTGACCTCTGCCCTGGCAGCGATCAACTTCCAGGCCCTGGTAAACACCACCAACATCTCGGTCAACAGCGCCGGCATCACGGTGAACGCCAATGCGATCACGGCGCTCGATGTGAGAGTCACTGCCAACGATGTTGAATTGGATCTTGCACGTACACAACGGTATTTTTTTGGCGAATGAGCAGCGGCATACTTGGACAGGCGGCACCAGCAGCGACGACGCTGACGGACATCTATACGGTGCCGTTGCTGACGGTGGCTACCATGAGAGTCATTGTCACCAATCGAAGTCTCAATTCTGCGCTGTTCAGCGTAGCGGTATCGAAGGATGGTGATCCGATTGCGGACGAACATTTCATTGCTTTCGATAAGCGGATCGAAGGGAGCGACACTGGTTCAACTATAGGCTTTGCAGTATCATCCGGCGACATCGTTCGGGTGGAATCTAATACTGGAAATTTGAGTTTCACGGCAACGGGCGAAGAACGTGCCGAATAATAGATGGAGAGCGATATGGCGATGACGAAAAGAGTCCAGGCTGCCAGGAAGGAGGCCCAGGAAAAGCGACTCGAAGCAAAAGGTAAGAAGGGTTATCCGGAATTTTACGCCAACCAACCCTTGCAGAAGGTCAAGGCAGCAGCCAACGAAGAAATTCGTAAGGCGAAGCAAGCTGCCAAAGACGCTGCGGAGAATCTGGAGGTTGCCGAAATAACCGGAGAAGGACTTGAAGCGGCACAGGAAGCTGCGATGGCTGCATACATGCTGGTGGCCAAACTCGAAGCAGGTAAGCGTACTCGACCGGGCGTATCCCTGACTGCAAAAGGGGATAACTAATGAGCGCCACCAACCTATTTGAAGACGACATCCTTGATCTTCTGTTCACAAACGTAGCAGCACCGAATGTCGGTGATGCAGCCGGTCTGCCACCTTCAGTCGGAGCTGGTAACTGGAACATCTCGTTGCACACTGGCAACGCGATCAGTGACACCTCGACGCTGCAAACGGATAACGAAGCTGCTTTCACCAACTACACACGAGTCTCGGTTGTTCGATCGGTTGCTGGATGGACTGTTGCTTCTGGTACAGCTACCAATGACGCCGCGATTACATTCCCACAATCCGGATCAGGCCCAGAGACTGAGACTGATGTTGGCTTGGGATTCGCATTTTCTGGTGCTGGCGTATTGCAGATCTTCTCGACGCTCGATGCAGATCTGATCGTCAACAACCTGGTGACACCGGAGTTCGCTATTTCCGCGTTAGCAATATCGCTCGATTAGTTCAGCACACTTGTTGTGCCATATAGGAGAACGAAGTGAAGGATCTATTTACATCAGAGCAGGTGAATGTTCAGCAGGCATTGGACATCGTTGGGTTGCAGCTCGGAGACAACAGGATCCGGCTGTATTACCAGACTGCGTTCAAATTTTGCTCGGATCTTCAAGGTGGATCGAAGATCGCAATGGCGCATGAAGGCATCAAGCCTGAGTTTTGGCAGAAGCTGGCTGACTATGAAGGGCAGGTAATCGATACGCCGCTCAACAGGTTATATCGTCGCTCGACTTACAACAGCAACGTGACTGATCCAAGGGTGGACATCGAAGGTTCCCTGGTGGTGTGTTACTTCGATGATTTGACTGCAAAATTTCACTTCTCCGATGCAGCTCAACTGTGCGTATGGGTGAGAGTTGCGGCCAAGCATTGCAAGAACTGGGCAGGTGATCGCAGCCGAATCAGGAATGTTTATGCCAGGCTGACTGACGCTGAGGAAACCGAGAAACTGACACTGGTTTCATAGGTCAGTGGACCCACCAGGCCCGGTAACGAATGCAAGCATTGAGGTCACGAGAATGGTTGAAGTAGTTAAAACGGTCGTCAAGGACTTCAATCCGGCGCTGCTGGACGAGGAGCTTGATGCGACCATCGTGCCTACGCGGGACACATTCTTTGCTGGCTTCGTTCGCTCACAAATAGACAGCAATGTGGCCACACCGCAAGCGAGAACTGTCAGTGTGGACAGGGTACTCGGCACTCAAGACGACGCAGCGGAAGGCGAAATTCGTTTCACGTTTCGTGATCCACAAACGGGAGCCGAGGACACGGCGCTCGATAATGCGCTGACTGCTCATGTGGCAACCGGCACCACGGCTGAGCAGGATCGAGTGGCTTTGGACGCTAGTGATCTTGACCAGTTGATTACCGATCTGCCAAACATTACGGGAATGAATCTTACGGCGCTGAAGGTTCACGTCGAAAGGCTGACGCGCAACTACGTGCGTGACGCAAAATCGCCAACACCACCAGTCTGAGATGACTGGTGGCTAATCTACTCACTAACCTGGCGCTTACTTCAGCGTTCACGGTGACTGGCAGTTTTACCGTTATAACCGGCATGACGACCACAGTGACGATTGCCGGCACAGGCAGCGTTGTCTTTTTGATGATGACGCTCAACCCGGATATGGGCGACAACTCGGACGAGTGTGCCGAGTATCGCTTCACGCACGATGGCGCTCGCGTAGGCCCGGTAGTCAGCTCCTTCAAAGACGCCACCAATGAAGGAACGGGACGTTCGCTTTTCTTCGCGCTCGAAGGTCTGTCTGCCGGCAGTCATACGTTCGCGGTAGAGGCAGCAAACCGTTCCGGCACTGTAGTCATTGATACGGCTTTTGTGCGGACCTTCCAAGTCGTAGAGATCGAGAGTGGCGCGTCGATTTTGGTTGACCTTGAAACGCAGGTCAGCAATACCGTTCCTTCAACTTACGCCGACATGACCAACCTGTCAGCCGACGCTACACCGAACAGTGCCAGCTCGTTGCTGCTGTTCACGCATGGTAGTCAAATACTTGGTCAAACCGGCCAAAAAGCCTCGATACATCGCTTTGCAATAGACGGTACTCAAGACGGTCCTGAAATGTCCAACGTGATGGACAACGTGGACGAGACAACCGGCTGCACGATGGTCTTTGGCGTGACCGGAGTCTCAGCGACGAGTCAGACGTTCTCGGTCCAGCATGAAGTCTTGCTCGGCACCGCTGTCATGGATACGGCGCGGCCAAGGACGTTTCAGGTTATCGAGATCGAGAGCGACTTTTCTCTTGAGGTCGATGTGGAATCGGTCAGCGCAGACAGCGCAGCGGCAGGTTTTACCGACATGACTGACATGACTGGCAGTCCGGATATTGATTCGACCAGCAGCATCGTGCTGCTGCTGGCGAATTACACGATAGGAGGCGCGGCTGACGCAACCTCCAACAACCAATTCGAGATCGGTACAACTCTGGACGGTCCAGAAGCGTCGGTATGGAGTGACGCGGCGGATCGGCCCGAATCTTTGAGCATGGCCTTCGCTATTACCGGCGAAAGCGGCGTCACGGATGTAGCGTTGCAATGGCAAAACAGGCAATCCACAGCATCGACTAATACATCTCTCCCGCGCACCTTCCAGGTCATCGATCTCATCCTGGCAGTATCAGGAGCGATTGCCGCAACGCCAGACCTGATATTCAGCGCGGCAGCAGATCTTCGCGGTCGAGGCCAGCTCAGTG